ACAAAGTCGCCTCTTTGTGAAGCAGCTTCTACGATTACGTTAGAAACTTGAGTTCCAGCAGTTGAATTAGCAGCGTCTCCGCCTGCGTCCTTCATTACTAATGAAATGATTGCACTTCCTGCTTTAATAGTAATGTCATTTGATGGTGTTTCTTCATGCACAATAAACTTGTACACTGCACCGTTTTGACCTAGAGCAGCTGTAGGTAAAGTAATATCATATGCTCCATCTGCTGATGAAAGCATAAATACTTTACCAGAGTCTGCTTCAACTATTGTTTTAGCAGCAGTAATGTGTTCTACGTTTGATAGTAAACCACCAACACCACTATTTTTTTCTAGTAATGCACCTTTAGCCATTTTATAATCCCTCCACGTTGTATAGAGCGTGACATTCAGGTAGTGTGATTTCAAGACCAGCTTCAGTCATAATCATGTCTTTTCTTAAATCTTCATCCGCACCTTGTACGTTTGTCATGATTTGAGTGTCACGATTTAGACCGTTACCTACTAATGGTCTGTATGCCAATTTAGACATGTCAGCCATAAGCATGAATCCACTAGCGATACCTCTAAATAGAGGTTCTTTCACTAAGAACATAGAACCATGTATAGTGTTGATTTCCATTAAGGAGTGACCAAACTGTCCTGATACTTGGTTTAAGTTCATTCTATATGGTGATTGATTAACTGTTGTAGCACCGCCACTTAATGCAGCATTGTTATTATGTGCAAGTGATTGTGACAAGAATGCATCTCCACCTAGTTTGTTAAAGAATGATATTACTGGCAAAGAAGCCATAACAAGTTTTTCACTTGCTCCGCCTCTTGCTGGGTCAAATATAACCTCTAAGTCAGATAACAGTCTATCATATGTAAGTTCATTCTGAGCTACACTTCTGTAGTAAGCTTTACCTGAATCATATGAAAATGCTGAGTTATCTGTAACTGGAGCAACATTTTTTACAATGTGTCCAACTAGACCTTCAGTATATTGTACCCCGTTTACACGAGCTTTCTGTCCAAAGAGCATAGCTCTTTCGATGTCTACTTTGTGTTCACGTAATTTTTGAGCCCAAATTCTATCGAATTCATTCTCATAGCCACGATATCTTGTAGCTATTGCTGTGTTGGTTAATTCACAAGCTGTTTTAAAGATTTGAGTATAACCAAAGTCGTCTTCAATTGTATCTGAGAAAGTATCAGGTGAACCTGTTCCTTCTTCAAATGATGTACCAACGATTTGACACGCGTCATTGTCTGACAGTGTGTTATGTCCTGATACACTTGATTCTGATACATCAATAATTCTACCTGAGAAGGTAGTGTTTGATGCCTGTACGTTTGGTGCAGACTCAACTCTAACTAATACTTGTGCATAACCAGCTGTTGAATCAACAGAAGCGATTGCTATTACCATTCCTTTTGTTAGGAATCCAATAGCTCCACCACTGCCGTCATCAACAGTAAAGTCCTTCAATTGTCCCTGTGAGACAGAACCAACTGCAGCTGCTAAATTAAAATTACGAGCTGTATAGTTAGTCACAGTTCTGTTTTCTAAATATCTGAATACAGAATCGTCTGTAGCTTGCTTAGCAACTTGACTTAGATAGACGAAAAAAGGTGACTCCTCTGGCATGAGTTCTGCAACTCTATCAGAGAAATCATATAAACGTCTAACATCGGGTCTTTGTCCTACGCCAGCATCTTTTGCTACGCCTGTTATCACAGATGACTTTAATGTTCCTTGATTAAAAGCCATTTTGTTTTACCTCTTAGTTATGCTATTCTACTTCTCTTATTGGCTCCCATAATTCTATTCCATACTTGTTCATCTTCAGAAGGTTGAGGTTGTTCTCCACCTTGAAGTACACCAGCTGGCTTAGGAATTGATTTTGTCTTTTTAACAGTTTCTAAATTTTCACTTTGTTTAGCACCTTTGCCTTCTCCTTCTTTCCACACTTTAATAAGTGTTTCAATAGGTAGATTAGCTTTTGGTGTTGTAGCAAATTGTAGAAACTTTTCTGCATCATCTGTACCTAAGTTATGCTTGCTTACAAGTTCTGTCTTTAAATTATTCATCGCCATTTGATTTTGTAGTTTAGCTAGTTCATTATCTACTGTTTCGTGTACAAGCTTTTTCTCTTGACTTACTCTAAATTTGTAAGAATCTGAGTCTGGCTTGTAGTAGGCGTCCCAAGGGTCAAAGTTATCTGGAGTTGTACTTCCTTCCATACCTTTGTCCTCAACTGATTGACCTGAAAGTCCTTTTTCAATTACGTCAACTAGCTCTGGTTTATCAGTAAGAGCTTGTTTTAAGTTCATCAAATCACTACTATCTCTTTTTAAGTTTTCATGTTCTGCGACTTTTTTATCGTACATTGATTGAAACTTTTTAGCTTCTCCTTCCCAATCGACAGCTTCAGATGCTTCAACACCTTCTTCCTGAGCAGGCTCTTGCAATGAAACTTCTTGTTCCACCGCTGATTCTACTATTGGGTCTTTCTGTTCAACCTGTTGTTGTTCTTGTTCTTGTGCCATATTTGTTTTCTCCTCCCGTGATTTAGTCTAAGACTCTGAACCACAGATTATTTGTCATTTTCCTCCATATTGTCAGACATACGGTCAACTAAATTACCCAACTCCATCACCTTTTGTCTTTCTTTTAGCTTAGTAGCAGTAGAGATTTCATTCAAATTAGATTTGAACTTCTCAACTTCTGTACGTTTTCTAGCAGATACCTGCTCACGTTCAGATGTTTGTAAATCACCACTAAGTTTCTTCACTTGATTTTCAAGCTGTGCGATATATTGTTGCATTTGTGCCATACGTCCTTTTCTTTGAAGGACACCTTCTTTGTCAAAGATTTCAGTTTTCTTTAAAACCTCGACATCATCTACCAGTCCAAGTTTATACGCATCAAGATACATGTTGTATTCAGATACCTTGTTGCTTGGTAAAGTTGAACCTGATATAATGCGAATGTCATGTTGTCCTAATTGAATATCATTTTCAATAGCCAACAATGCATCGCTCTTATCATCGTACATTCTCATGTTTACTGAAAACTCAGTAATGTCATTATTTGGTTGTACAATTCTAAATGTTTTTGCATATCTATAATGGTCTTTAGCCAAATTGTAAACAACTTGTCCTACCATTGCTAGACTTGCTTCGATATCTCTTAACTTTGATTTTCCTCTAGACTCACCCATCTCAGATAAAAGCATTGTACCTCTAACTGTTTCTGGTGCATTGTCTCCTCGGAACCCTTGTAGTAGTTCAGGTATACCAAAGTTTAAATCTATATACTTCTCAACTCTGTCTATTAAGTAGTAAAACTCACTAGTTAATGGTGCAGGTTGAGGAAAATAAGGGTTACCAAATTCTGGATTATATTCTATAACCGCATTTGGATTAGCCCAATCTTTTTCTAACTGACTTATATTGTCTACACTACCCTCTGGTACTAATAATTTTAGACCAGCAGCAGACTGAGCGTGTGACAAGGTTAGAGAAAATAACTTATTTAAAAGTCTTTGTGAATCTTTAACCTTGTTCACGTCTGATTTCGGATAGGGAGTATTAGTCCAAATATTCGTAAATGGAATAATTGGATAGATATCAGTGTTTAGAATACGCTCATATAATAAAGTATCTCCAACGCTACTGCATTGTGCAATTCTTGTTTGCATTATCTCTTCTATTTCTATAGCACCATTCTCTATAGCTTTTATATTTTCTTCTTCTTGTATAATCTGTACATATACTTCAGGGTCTACAATCTTTTCTGCCCCTGTAACAGTATTAAACAATCTATAATATGGTACTCTTACTTTGTAAAATCTATCAAGTATTTGATATTTTTGATTTACATAGTAATCTAAATTCTTTGCTTCGTCTGGAGTTATAGCAGCATTTGTATTTTTCAACGTTGAAGAAGGATAATCTTCTCCATACAATGAATCTATACCACCTTCAATATCATCAATAACATCTTCTAAGTCTGGATATAAGTCTAACATTTGTTGTTTTGTTAGAAATGTAGAAAGAATAATACCAGAAGCATCGTTAAAAAATCTATCTCTAGAAGCTGGGTCTACATAAACACGAAAAGGGTCAACATGAGTATACTTAACCTCACCTCTACCATAATCTGCATCAGGGTCTAAATATACATACATATATCCAAGACCAGTAACAGCATAATCGTGTACAACTTGTTTGAAATTACTATCACCGTTTGATATATCCCAAACATATTCTAATATTGTTTTCCAAACATTAGCTATTTTATTGTCAGAATCTTCTCTAGCAATAACAGAAAACTTTGCTGGTCTTGCTGTTAACAAAGATTTTAACTTATCAACAGCAGCATAAATTCTATCTATAACAAAATCTGCTTGTCCAACAGATTGTAAAGCTTCAGACTCATCAGATGTATAATGATTTCCTAGTGTAAAGTCCACAGCATTTCTAGCTTCTGTATCCCAGTTTTGTCTAGCATCTCTCCATCTTCTAAACAATTCTCTAGAAATCTGAGGTTTTGATTTGTTGTCGTCGTAATTAGCCATAAACTCCCAATTTAATTTTTGTCTATAAAATAATGTTTTTTATTTACTTGAGTCAAGTAAAAAATTAAGACTTTTGTCCAGTCATCCAGTTTATGACTCTTTTTGCACGACTTTCTTCTATTCTAGCTATATTTTCACCAAGCTTCTCTGCACCTATAGCTGAACTCTTTGGTGGCTTTGCAGTCGTAACTGCATACCATAAACCATCAAGAAGGTCGTCGTTCTTGCCTTTTGGAAATTCAAACATCTCATCAACTAAGGCTATATGTTCTTTTTTTATAAATAACTTTCTACGATTTACAATAGGACAAAGCAAAGCTTCTAACCTATCTTCTTTTTTTATACCATGAGGTGGTCTGACACCTTGAGATAGTCCTGGTGCTAGTTTTCTATCTGAACCAGCTATTTGATTGACATAATCCTTTACTAACCCTTGAGCTCCTACCTTTTCAATATTTACTCTTCTTACAGGATTATAGTCTCTTGCATAATCAACAATTCTCTTTGGCATATCATACAAAGGAGAATGTTCTCTGTAAAAGTCTAATATATAAACATTTCTATCACTATCTATACCAATAACCATAATTACTTGATAGTCACTTCTTGCATTAGCTTCATATGCTAAGTCAACACCAATGTATACATTGACAGGTATAGCAGATTCTTCAATCATCAAATAATTGAATCCATTTCTATTTTCTAAATTACCTTTATAATA